TGAATTAATTCGTCCGATTGCCTTTCTTAATGACTCTGCACGTTCTTCTGTTCTTTGATATTCCTTTTGCAGAACATCATTACTGCTTGCTAGCTTCTGCATTTTGTCAGACTGTGCTTGCATTTTTTGAGCAGTTTTCAATGAATCAGGAGTATCAACATTTTTAAAACCTTTGTCAAAACTTCCGACTGGTTTTAGTTGATATTGATATTCCTTTTGTAAAGCTCGAACACTTTCACGCATTGTATAATACTTAGCTTCATTGGCATCCATTACTTTTGCAATTCGCTCTAAAGACGAAGGCACTGCATCAAACTCAGTCTTCATTGATCTAGCAAGACTTTTTGCTTGGTCTTGATATTTAACCATTGATGCCTGAGCCCGTGCAATCTGGTCATCATATTTGACCGTTTGACCGCCATCTCCTTTTGCTGAAGAACTTTGACGCTGTGATTTAAGATAAGCCACTTTTTCTTGAGCGGCTTTAGCTTGACCCATTTTTGCATTAATTTCATTTAGCATGGCATCAATTTCTTTTGATACTTTAGGACGTGCTTTCTTAAAACCAGTAGATAAATTATCTCCAATACT